GTGGTTACTTGTTGGTTACTTGTTGGTTGGCTGTTGGTTACTTGTTGGTTATCTTGCTGGTACTTATCCCAGTTAACTATTGAAAACACTGAGAATTTTGTTGTTGGCTTGATGGTTAAAATATTTAACTTTTCAAGCTTGTTTAACGCTGTTCTTACGTTCTGTTGAGTAAGCCCAGTATCCCTTGATATAGCAATTCTACCCGTTGCCCACTGCCCTTTTTTTAATGGCACTATAGTGTCACCTATAAGCTGATCGCCATCAGTGTGTCTAGCGCTTAAAAGCAGATATATAAAAACCCTGAACAGCTTATCATTCTGAAAAATAGGATTTCTTAGTAGCTGCCTATGCAGCTTTACCCATCCGTATGACATGTTATAATTACCTCGTAGATAAAATTAATTGCCAGCCTCACACGCTGGCTTTTACATGCTGAACATAGCTCTCATATTGCCAACCTTAACAATGCCGACAACAGGCGCCTTGCTTTTCATTTTCTCATCTATCTTTTCGTTTAAAGCCCTAAGACCTATATCCATGGCGCATCGAATCACCTCAGATCTGTTAACACTGCAATTATCACCTTCACACTCATATCCAGATATCTTGTTAACTATCTTTTCAGCATTAATTAAAACGCTATCATCAAAAACAACATCTAGTTTCTTCTTTCTCATCATCTTTCCTCATTGGTTGGTATGGGTATATTATATGGGCATGCAATATTAATTGCAATCTTTCGCTAGTTATTTAGTCAACTTTATTTCAAGCACAAAAAAGCCCTAATTAAAGGGCTTGTTGTTATTGGTGGTTACTTGCGTTTTATACACTCTCTAAACCACAGGTTTTTAAATCTTGATACCTCACCCTGCCTATATTGCTCAGAGCTAAACTTGGGTCTATCAAATGCCATAGTCACCATTGTTTGAGCCATGCTGTTACTAGCTATTTCGTACATATCAACCATATCAACACCATCTTGCCTATTGGTCATTATGGTTTCAGCTAAGCTTGATAGGCTTTTGCATAGTTTCAATTTATCTGATTGCTCATCAGCGTGAGCCGTAAAAGATAGAGATATTGCCATTATTAAGATTAATTTTTTCATTGCTGTACTCCTTAGTTTAAATATTTATCTACGCCAGTGGGTGGCTTTTTAACTTGGTCTGATTTTATATCTCTAATCATTCGCTCGGTGTCGCGTATATCTTTATTTAATTGCGCTACATTTGTATCGTTACCCATGGCAGCGTATGCAATAACCTTTTCTTTCAGGCTGGCAATTGATTTTTCATAGTGCGGTATTAGCATATTGAAATTAGTATTCTTGCTCATTTTAACTCCTTACTTATTTCTTCTGCCCATAACGATGCGTAACTAACTAAGTCCAGCAAACTATCCTCATGCACTCGCGTAGGGTCGCTGTATTGGCGAACAGCCTTAACGCAAGTTAATATCAAGCAAACATCAGAGCCTTTTAGGTTTTGGCCTGTCATTGCATTAAAGGCTTTAGCTGCTGCATCAAATGAGCGTTCTCCTGTACCTTTTGAATCGTATTGCTCGCCGCGCTGCTTTTGCACTTCCATGCATTCGTTAAGGTAGTCGATTGATTTTTTCATTATTTATTACTCCATGAAACATGCATAACATTGCACGTTGTAAATCTAATTGTAATTAATATCCCGCTTTTACCTTCAAAGGTTTGAACGGGGACCTTGTTTTTATCTCGGACTAACTTAGCTGATTTAATTGCAAAATAAACATCTTGCCAGCCGAAGTAGTCTATTGAGTTTATATCAGTTTCAATTACCATTATTGATCCTCTGGTGGTTTAGGCAGTGGCATCCAATGGGTTACACCGCCATGTACTGGCTTGCCTGATTCGAAGTGAGTAAATATGCCATCAAGCAGGATTACAACGTACTGACATTTATCAAATGGACAGTACCCAAGACAAGCTAAGCTGAATGGGCTGAATTTAATATTTTCAGGCAATTTATCATTAACACTTATCCACATAGCAATTCACTCCAGTCTTCTTTGATTTGCTGTAATGCGTAAGCTATACGGCGCTCGATTTCAGCGTTAAGTATTTCACGCACGCTTTCAATGTTTGCGTTATCTTCTAGCGTTTCGCGTATTAATATAAGCGTAAATTCGTTGTCCTGGGCGATTTCACAGCTTAAATATTCAATTTCAATACAGCGATGACCAACACCTTCATTTAAGCGTAAAAACTTTTTACCGGTAGATAAAAGCTTAATTAGTTCGGCTTCTGAATAATGGTTAAAGTGACCAGCTAAGTTTTGCTCATTAATTAAGATAGCTTCTGTTATAGCTTCTTGAGCTGCTTCGTATTCTGCGTCAAAGTGATTCATTTATTTACTCTCCGTTGTTAAAGTCATTTAATTGTAGGGTTAACTATGGGGTTAGTCAATAGGTGTAATTAAAATAAAATAAAGATTAAATAAGGGTTGCAATAATTAATTAATGGGGTTTATAATGGGTGCAACTTAACAGGAAGGGGGTTTTAAATTGAACACAGCAAAGGCGTTTAAATGCCAAATACCAGACTCACACAATGAGCTTATTAAAATGGAAGCTCAAAAGGTGGGGATGAGTAGGCAGAAGTATATAGAAAAGAAAATAATTGAAAGTCATGTGATGTCACTGGCTAAAAAAATAGTAACTGAATAAGGTAACCAGCAATGAGTAAAACAAATTTAAACTATATGTACGGTGTTTTATGTGAGTCAGAAAGTGGACTTGATGCTTTTGGTAATCCAATTGGTAAGCCTATCTTAATGGAAGGTGTGGGCGAAGGTCTTTGCCAGCACAAGGCGATTGCAAGAGCGCAGCAGTTAAAGGCTAGTGGTCAGTATGGCGATGTTAAAGTTGTTAGACTTGAAGTTTGCACTTACATTTTAGATTAAGGGGTCGGCAATGAGTAAAGAAAACCTATCAATATGGAGTCAGGTCGAAAAAACCGATTTCACACACACCAAGAAAGTAAACCAACGCGGCGGCTATACCGCAGTAAGCCCTCAATACCAACTTAAAGAGGCTACAAAGGTTTTTGGTTCATACGGTAAAGGTTTTGGTTTAAGTGAGTCTGACTTTGATATGAGCTTGTTTGAATCGCTTGGTGTTGTAATGCACAAAGCTAAATTCTTCTACCTGTCAGAAGGTGAGCGAGTAGAGTTTCCAATTACTAACGCAATACAAGCCACAACTGGCGCGGGTGATAAAAAGCGTGTTGATGTAGACTTTGCAAAGAAAGTTGAAACAAACACCGTTAGCAAGGCGTTATCTAAACTTGGTTTTAATGCTGATGTGTTTATGGGTATGTTTGAAGACAATCAGTACATGCAAGAGCTAAGCAATGAGCTTGCTGTCAAGAAGTCTGAGGATAAAGACGCAGAGCTAGCAAAACAAGCTAGAGAGTACGATGAGTGGAAATTAAAAGAAATTGAAAGCTATCAGCACCTATCATCATTAAATGCCCTTAAAAACGCTTACACGGCGCATATAAGAAAGTGCCAGCGTGTAGGTGATGAACAAGGTGTTAAGCAATTCACTAAAGTTAAAGACGCAAGAAAGCAGGAGTTAGAAGCTAATGGCTAAATTGTACGAATTAACAGGAGATATTAAAGCGCTAGAATCCATGGACTTGGATGCTGAAACATTGGCCGACTCTATAGAGGGTATAGCTGGCGAGTTTGAAGAAAAAGCAAAAGGCATATTGGCATTCACTGAAAATATGAATGGCGATATTGATGCGCTAGATAGTCAAATCAAGCGATTAACTGAGCGCAAGAAGGTTTTAACGAACCGTAAAAATAATCTTAGAGCTTATTTGCTGCATAATATGGAAGCGTCAGGCATTACTAAAATTGAATGCCCTTTATTCACCGCTTCATTACGCAAGGGTGTTGAGGTTGCTGAGATAATCGACCAAGACGCAATACCAGACGAATATATCGATGTTAAAGTAACTGAAAAGCCAGACATAAATGCTTTAAAACGCGACCTAAAAGCTGGCAAAGAAATTAACGGTGTTTCACTAAAAAGAAACCCAACCACCATTACAATTAAGTAAGGAATTATTATGAACAATTGGAATTTTACAGGCAACTTAGGTAACCCAGCAGAAGTAAAGGTTTTATCAACGGGTACTACGGTGTGCGAATTTAGCGTTGCTGTTAAGTCAGGCTATGGTGGCAAAGAAAAAACAAACTGGGTGCGCTGTGCTATGTTTGGCAAAAAAGCAGATGGTCAATTACCAAGCTACCTAACCAAAGGAACTCAAGTGGCTATAAGTGGCGAGCTTGAGCTTCAAGAGTGGGAAGGGCAAAACGGCAAAGGTGCGGCTTTATCGGTTATTGTTGGCAA